AGAACAGCAGCATCTTTTGCCCACTCACCAAGAGCCGACCAATTAGGAACTATCTGAGGAACACTGCATGACATTCCTTCCATTGTCGTCAATCCCCAACCCTCTCCTTGAGTTGTAGAGAGTTGAACATCAAAACAAGAATAGGTTGCTGCTAAAGTTTTTTGATTGACACCTTTATTAACTGGTGGCTCAACAATAATAAGTCTATTCGACAATCCGTAGTAATACATCAATTGACTAACGTCATATCCAACATCACCAGTCGGAGCAACATGAAGAAATAAATAAGCGTCATCAACATCATAGTTCTTCACCCACTCACAAAAATAATCAATAGTAAGATCAAGTCTTTTCCTCGGCTGATTTCTATTCACATTTCCAACAATAAATGAATCCTTCAACCTCGAGGGGAGACCTAGCTTTTTACGTGAGTCTGGAATAAACCGATAGACATCAGTGTCAACTCCAAGAGGAATAACTTTTGTCTCTCCAGTATACCCTCCGCGTTGAGCCTCTAACTTTCCGAACTCAGTCCAGAAAATTGCGGTTGTTAGTCCATTAATTTCTCTCCCCTTACAATTTTTTCCATCAACCGGCATGATCGCAACGACTGGAACATTTCCTGCTCTTTGCAAATAAGCAGGAACATTCCAAGGATCATTCTGAACTACAATAAGATCTGGACTAATTTTCTCACAAAGTTCAACTAGTCTATTAAGTCCGAAAGCATCTCCTCCTGGCCAGCAAGGAAAAATATAATAAGGATACCCATGAGGATCACCTTGATAATTCAAACCTAGAACAGCAACATCCCAAGTTTCTTTAGTGACATCAAGAATCTTATGAGTACACCTTGCGAAGCCAGAATCAACTGCTGCATCTCCACACCAAATCATTCTCTTCATTCTCTTCATTCGCTCATTCCTTTCCAAAAACCTTTGATGATCTTTTCCCAATTGAATTTTTCTATAATTACCTTCCGCTCTTCTTCAGTAATAGGTTCAGGCTCACTAGAAAAAATTTCTATAAGCCTTTCTATGAGCTCATTACCAGAACACTCAGGAATAAAAACTGCATGACCGTCAAACCAACTTCGCATTTCTGGTCGATCAAAAACAATTGGCCTTGCGCCACAAGCGAGTCCCTCAATAACTGGAAGTTCAAAACCTTCTATGTAACGGAGACCAGAAACCCATCTTGATTGATTATATAAAGTTGCTAATTCTTTGTCGGAGATATTAAATTTATTACTCCAACTAGGTGGAAATGTTTTCATTCCTTGAGGTTTATTTGGACCAATATGTATCGTTGTTATACCAGCATCATTAGCTGCTATTGCAACTTCTTCAATTGCCTCTTGTCCTGGTAAGGAAACATAACCCGATGTTATAACCCCGTTTGTTCTTATAAAATTTTTTCTATCTAAAAAATCTTCATCAATCCCTAGAGGGGCATAATAAAAACTAGGTAAGTTAAATTTATAATAGCTCCAAGTAAAATATGATTTATTCCAAAGAAGATCAAACCAATATTGCTCAAGATCTTTTTGATTCTTTGTATTAGCACTCTTGAAACAATATTGAATAACAGCATACCTAGGAGCTTCAAGAAATCTTAAAACTCCAAAACCAATAGTATGCAAAATTTGAAGATCAGCTTTCTTTACATCTTCAACAATATCAATTCCAGCCGGCGCATATTTTTTTAAAGCATTAGCTACTCTATACATTGCGCGGCTAAGTGAAACAGGAAGAGGATCAACATATACTTTCATTCATATCCTCCTAATTGCAATTCCAGTACCTGGACCAGAATCAAAATATTTTGCTGTACTAAACCGTGAATTATTTTCTAAAAGTGTATGCCAAACTTCTCTAAGCCAATAAGCAGATATGTCATCAAAGACTAAAATTCCACCTAAGTTAAGCAAAGGAATTGTATGCTTAAGATCTTCGATAGCGCCTTCTTTTGTGTGATCTCCATCAACTAAGATTAAGTCGAATGCTCCTTCATTTAATTTAGGAAGAACCCTATGAGAGTCTCCTCTATAAAATGTTCTTTTACCAATATGCCCAACGCTTTTAAAATTGTCTTCAACTATATTCTGATTTTTATGTGGCCAAAGATCAACTCCTACATAACGACACTCTTTTGCATTAGAACAAACAATGCTGCCACTCCTACCCCAAGCAACACCAACCTCTAAATAAGACTTAGGCTGTAACCACTTCGAAGCAACATAAAGAATAGTAAGCAAATCAGAATAACCCCAATCATCACCGAATCTTTCTATGCCTTTTGTGTAATAATCTAAAACAAAAGTAGGAGTAGGCTGTAATGATTTGACTATAGTTAAAACTTTTTCAAGAACATTAATCTTACTTGCAGCTTTGAGTAAAGCCTCTGCTCCAACCATTACAGAGTTTCCCTTATCACCTTTATAAACTAAATTATTCACAACCATTTCACATTCTCATTAGTTATTCTGATGGTTGATAAAATCTTAAGACCAAGTCGATTAAATAAACTTTGTTGAATCTTAACTGGATTTAAAACCAAAGACTCATAAGTAACAAGAACAAAATCTGAATTCGTCAAAATCAATTGAGAAAAAATAGACTTCAATGCACTCTTGACTTTTGCATTAGCAACTTCAATTGAACTTGCATGTTTATTTTTTACTTGAGATTTTTCAGTCACTGTCCAATCTCTTACTATGACTACAACCATAACTTCATAGTCATGAAGTCTATCTAACATTGACTGAAGATTAATATCTTTACCGCTATGAGGTACACTCCTCCGCCAGACAATAGGAGAAAGATTGCCGAAAGAACATTTATCAAAGGGTTGGAAATGACTAGCATCACCATGGCATCCTCCAGCAATCATGATCTTCGTTAAGAGTCTTGTACCACTAGACTCAGGGCCAAGAATAACATACGCTCGTTTCTTCATTTAAAAATAAACCCTTTCGTGATGAGCTCCATTCTCATCTGCTGAATTGTCAAGCGCGATTGCTGGAGGTTGCTGTGGTGTGAATCTAACAGGTAAAGTAAAACGATCTTTAAGAGTAACTCCTGGTGTCCCAGCTAAAACAATATTGACCGTTGATATTTGTTCTTTACCCGAGGGATCTTTAACTAATTTGTTTTGACCTTTAACTCTCGCGCTATAACTGACTGCTGCTCCATAGGAAGAGGCACCCATTCCGTCAGACCCCGTCCATGGTTCAATAATCACAGTATCTGCAAACAAGTCAAGCAAGTCGTTAACAATTGAATCCATCAGACCATCATCCTAAAGTGACGATTGCTAATTAAAAGAACATCACAGCCTTTGACTCTCAATCCTTTTATATGAGCTCGGTATGCCGACTCTGGACTATCGCCCCAAGATATTGAAAGACCATCGACTGCTTTAGAAATTGCTCCTTTACCTCGAGCCAAAATAACTTCGCCGCATCTTGCCGCGGCTAACCATTTATTTGCCTCTTCAGCAACAACAGCAGCAATCTCTTCGTCCAACAAAAGAGCTTTCGTCATCGTGTAAGCTGGTCCAGTAGTTTCCTCACGATCACCAGTAAGAAAACGAACCCAGTCTTTATTAGTTGGTAACGACGGATTATAAGTCTTTGCCATCGGACTAGCTCATATGAACAACACCACTACGACCTTGAGCATCAGCACGAATCAAAGGAACAGAGATTTGAAAAGCTTTGAAATTAATTACAAAGCCACCTTCAATGTCCCATTGAACAGTCTGAAGAGGAACGCCTTCAATCATCGCAGTGACATCTCTTGTTGCTTGAACAAGAACAATGTTGTTGGCTGTAAGTTGATCAACAACAGAGATCTTACGGAGACCATCAACTTCACTGAGTCGCTGACGGATTGTCTTATCACTATTGGCTTTGAAATCTTCCTCAAGTTTCACTGAAGAATTCTGAGGAACGTACAACCAATAGGGACCGTACATCCGATCAGCTTGAGCAGTCTCAATCATGAGGAGAACATCTTCAAGAATATTCTCACCAGTCTTTGCAGCTGCAGCCCAGTTGCCATTAGTAACAAATGTTTCAGTGTTACGATTAGGATGATTAGTGTAGCCATAAATAGTAAGACCACCGAAAGTCTTACCGCCAAGAAACAACATCCGCTCGGATTCTTCTGCAACCAAACGGCCGGCCGTCCTTACTTGAGTTGTGTCCAAAGATTCTCCGCGCTCGCGCGAAGCCGTGAGAGTTCGAATGTTGATGAAGAAATCTTTGTGGGTAATCGGCAAAGGCAAACTGGAGAGAGTGAATTCTTGCCGATCATTTTCAGAACGAGTAGCACCATCCATGGAAACGATGGCTGCGTTCATATCACTGACCTTCTCATACTGGAAAACAGTCTTACCCATTGCATTAGCAACAGGAATAGTCAGACCAGCTGCCATAAGATCAGCAACACCACGGAGACGAATGGAAGCCTCTTCAACAAGCGCCTCGTCAAAAGCAATCCATTCATCTTTTCTAAGTGTGTCAAGTGTTCTCAAAGCCGCTGGAGAAATTTCTCCGCCGGATTGCAGAGCCTTAAGCAACCGCTCTCCAGCCCATTTTCCAGAAGCGCCTTTCCAAAAGGTTTGGCCAACCTCTAGATTCACATTAGCCTCAGTCATCTTTTTTCCTCCTTCAAAAAATTCTTGGTAGTTCACTTTAATAAACTTCCATTCTCAATCGAGCATCAGTAGCAGCAGTAACAGTCTCAAGAGCTCGACCAATAATGACACCATTAGTATAAGCCTGCATCATTCCATTTCCAGCAGACTCAACGAAGCCATCAGCAGTAACACTTTCTCCTGAAGCTAGCCAAGTATAAACTCTATCACCAGGAGCAAATGCACCAACCTTTACATAATCATTGATAGCATAAGCATCGCTGATCTCGTCACCCATCTCATCACGTTCCAAAGCAAACCGACGGGGACAATCTCCTTTAGCAACGGCATGCAAAGCGATTGTTGCAACGCCAGTAACAAGATGTCCGGGCGTGATCGCTTCACTTGCAGCACCATCCTCATCAATGTGAGGAGTGCCTTTCAACGTTATCACTGTTCTCGCCATTTCATTTTCCTCCTAAATAAAAATAAAAAACAAACTACGCCTGAAGCTTATCCGAAATTTTCGGAGGATCAGGCACTCCACCCTCTTCATTAAGTCGAGGGTTTCCTTGGCCGGAGTAATCTGCTACCGGCTTTATTTCAGTTATTTTAATGAGTTTCTCAAGAGCAGGAATTTCCATTACATTGAGTTCCTCATCAGTATAAACTCCAGCAGCTGCAGTTCGAATCTTATCAATAAGATCTGTTTTCTTCTTTGCTTCTGCAGTCCTTGCATTAGTCACCATCTCTTCAACTTCCGCGATGGGCAAACCAAAGAGTTCTTCCGGAACCTTCTCAACAATCTCCTGTTCGACAACAGGAGCAACTACAACCTCAGGTTCAAAACCTTCAAGCTCAGCAATCCTCTCCTCAGACAGACCACTGAGATAGTCAAAGTCAGTCGCTGCCCACGGAGTTTTCTTACAATCTATTAGTGCCTTAACTCTCTTCTCATCAATCATCTTTTTTCCTCCTTCTTCTAAACATGGACATTCTTCAGCGTTCATTGGTTCATACCTCGTGACAGGTTGAACCTCTTCACGCTCTTCTTTTAAAGTTATCGCTCCATCATCAGCCAGTGTATATCCCCGTCTAATAGTCATAACTTTTTCTTCAGGAGCAACGGCAAAAACAACAAGACTATCAGCAGGGAAAACATCATTGATCCCCAAGTAACCGGGCTCATCAGCGTATAGTGCAGCATCAATTTTTTTTCTTAAGTCACTATCGCTAACATCTTCCGCAGTCTCGAGGGTTTGCTTAAGTCCCAACCAAGCCATCCATCTTTCACGGAGGGACTTACTGTCCTTTACTTCCATATTTTTTTCCTCCTTTGCTGCGGCTCTTGGGGCTCCGCAACCCATCTCAATACTACATGCTCCCTTTGTTCCTTCAGGCAACAATGCCAAATGGTCAGGCACGATATTATGCCAGACCGCTTTATACGCTTTACCTTCATAGTTTCCGGATTCTTTTTCAGCAGTAACATAAGTACCGACTGAAACTTCTATTGTCTCTCTAGCCCTTGCTTTTTCAACAAGTCTCATTGCTTCTTTGCCAACACTCTCAGCTTGCTTGAGATCAATCCAAGCCTCCATTTTTAATTTCTTATCCTCAAGCTTTGTATTAAAGACTGTTCCTAAAGAATAAAGTTCAAGGATAGTAGGATCATTAGCTGAAACTCTTTGGCCATTAAGTTGCGGATGGTCATACATAACTGGCCGGCCATTCCATGCTTGAGGATTGATCGCTAAATCTTCTTCTCTAACAAGCTCAGGAGTTTCTGCATTGATAGCATGAATCACTCCTTCCATCAGTGCAACAACAGGAAGAACAACATGCTCGCGGTCTTGATAAGTTGCTACTCTAATATCACCAGTAACAATCGAACCTTTTAAGACTCTACTCGTTGTCTTCATTTTCTCTTTCTTCCTCTTCCTCTTCAGTAAGAACTTTGCCCTTACTAACTGGAAGTTTTTTTAATTGATCTTTTGGTATACCTGTTATTTTGCTCATCTCTTTAAGATTCTTGACAGGCTTACCATCTTCATTTAAAATGTCTAAAGTTTGCTTTGTCCAATCAGCATTAGCAAGATCATCATCAGGGTAATAAGTAGCCATCTTTATTTTCCAACTCCTAAAGCGTTCTTTACTGCTGACATTCCTTTAGTATGTTTATAACCAGATACTTTATATGAATGACCAAACATAGTTGAAGCTTTAAGTTGTCTTCCTAGAAGAACAAACTCGGACTCATTTAAACATCCATATCCCGTACGAGCCGTGCCAAGAACTTCTGAAATTGGAACTCTAACACTCATGACCATCTCGCCAGCAAAACTAAAAGCGGTTGATGGACTTGCAGAAAAAGAACTTGCTGGTTGTAGAATCATAGTATCAAAACCAAATACTACATCACCCATTGAAGAAGTAGTTTTAACATTCATACCTCTATAAAGAGTAAGATGAGTAATACCTGCTTCTCTGAATTGTTTTTGAGTATTATCATACATAGCACGAGCAAAAGCCCTTGCTATTTTTTCATGAAGTGGATTGGTAAAAGTATCTCCTATTGCAAAGTGTGCTGTCTTTGCCGCACTAAGACCAAACTCTTTAGCGATAGCGTGCTGCATCTTAATTGCAAGAGGATGATTATCTGCTGAAGTAGAAGCCCAAGTACTTACTAGCCTCTTTGATATTTCTCTTGAAATAAACTCAGATTCATTAATCCACACAAGTTCTTGAGTTACATAATTACGACCGTTAGCAGACTTTACGATCCAATTATAAAGCTGTTGGTCCTTACCGGTTTTATAATATTTAGCTTTCGGTCCTGCTATACTATTACGGAAATCAATTAATTCGTCTAAAGAAAATTTCTTTCTTAACTCAGCACCAAGTGCCTTCTCGATTTGAATCTTATTATAAATTGCAGCATCATTACTATTTAAGCCAAGAGCTTTGCCTTCACTCTTCAACCATTTGCCTGCTATGTTTGCTTCTTTGTTTGATAGTCCAAGCTCACTTACAGAAGTTATTTCTTTTGTGACTGGAATTGGTTGCGGTGCTGGTGCTGGCTTCGGCTTCGGCTTCGGCTTCGGCTTCGGCTTCGGCTTCGGAACCTTAACATTCTTCGGCGCCGGTGTTAACTTAGGAGTTGGTAAAGGAATCTCAGCAGGTGGTGGTGCAGGAGGAGTAACCTTAAGCTTAGGAGGTTTAGCCGGCTGAAGTTTAGTAATCTCTGGCTGCTTATCTTTTTCAGCGTCAGTCTTATCAGTCTTATCAGTTAGACCAACGGCACAACGACATTGAGGGTGAAGTGGCGGACCTATTACATTGCCAAGATCAGACTCAAAGAATTCAGTCAATCCTCTGATTTGTCCTTCCAACGGTTCACAAGATTCACAAAGTCTATCATCAGGCGTAACTATCCATTCTCTCTTTGCGCTACTCTCTAATAATCCATCTTCAACTGCTTGCAACCATAATTGTCTTTGACCTTCATTGGCTGCTGCTATTGTTTCTGTTCTAGCTATCATTAACGCTCGGTAGTTAAGAGAGCGAGTGGAATACTTATCAACAATAGAAAGAATCTTTTCCTTTGATAGCCCACCTTCAGGAATATTGATTATTGATTTCCCTACTTTAACAATGCCTTTTGTTTTAGCATTAGACAATTTTAAAAAAGCACCACCTACTGCACCAGTTTGATCTTTAGTCAAACCTATATGAGCTCGGATAAGTCGAGCGGCAGACCGAGGTGGAATACCTTTTTGAAAGGAGGTATACATGATCTCTCTTATTGCTTTTCTATTGTCTGAATCAATATCCTTAATTAATGTCGATGATTTATATCTTGCCCAAAGTAAAGCCTTAGGGTTACTCTTATCAAAATTTAATATGACCTTCGCTGTTCTATAATCTCCTTGATCCTTTGCTGTCATCGCTGTCCGCTGACCAGCATCAATCAAAGTCTTTAACAAAGCATCAGGTATAGTCTCCGACAATTCATCACTAAGAGTCTTCATAGACTCTTGAATCAAAGTCTCAATAAGCTCTTTATCATTTTCCCTAAGAGCAGTCTCATAATCTTTAAGCTGGAACTTACTCTTTGCTTTGAGAACTGCTTTCTCAAATGCTAATGTAAACTGCCGTCTGTTTTTATCGGCAGCTCGATGGACATCTGCCCATGGTTCTTTTGTTTTTTTCCTGCCGCAACCAACGGCTCCTCTTCGTTAGGTTCCTCAACTACCTCTTCCTCTTCTTCAATAGGTTCATCAACAATTTCCTCTAACATCGGCAGCTGAAGAATTCTATCTCTTATCTCAGCACCTGTGATAACAGTCTCACCAATCTTTTTATTTAAGCCGGCTAACTTATCTGCTACTCCTGCTTTTTCCTCATCATTAAGATTCTGGATTTGTGGCCAACGGACTTCATACTCAATAGGAGCAGGGAGTGCTCCATACTGAATGAGTCTATCAACGAATGGTCTTATAATTTGAGGCTCAGCATATTGCTCTCTTCTATCATCAATACGCTCATGCCAATTTGTTCTATCTTGTGTTGATGCTAACTCACCCATCTCAGAGCCAACAAGAATTCTCTTAGGAATTCCTGTACTTCCAGCAATCAATGTTATGATAGCATCAACTTGATTTGCAAAGTTAGCAACATCAGAACCAAGAGCAGTAAGCTCAACCCCTCTAGTCCGCATGAATCTTCGAATGCCATGAATATATTCATCAACCTCATCACTAAGGCTGGTCATATCAGTCTCTGACATTTCAACTTCAGGAGGAACGTCTAATTGATAACCTTGATGAGCTCTCAACCAAAAAGCTTCTGACCCTGAGCCAGCAACTTTTTCTAAATCATCTAAGTTGTTCCACACTCGCTCTAACCTTGGCTCCCCATAGATTTGCTCATCAAGAATCCCATCAGCAACATGAAGTACTCTGCTCCAATGAACTAACTTAGTTCCTTGACTTAAACCTGTTGCTAATCTCTTAAATTTATATTTTAAAGGTTGACCATATCTAGGGTCAGAAGTATCATCAACTAAAGTATCAATCGATGCATCATCCTCACTAAATGGTGAGAGATAAAGAACTCCATCAATATTTCCTATATTTGGTAGTTCAGCCTCTAGATCTCCAGGAGCACCAATCAACAATACAGAATAACGACCAAGACCAGCGAGTGTGTCAGTCCTTAAAAGTGTTGACCAGATATTTAATCGTTTAGATAATTCATTCCATGCAGCTTCAAAAGTTGTTTCAGTATCTGGATCTTCATCTTCAACTAACTCAATCTTTCCTCGCCATGTTGCTTTAGGCAATGCTTCTACAACTCTTCCAGCTATTCCATTCCTTTTATAACGATCTCGATAGTCTCGTGCTACTAAGTCTTTCTTATAGCCAAGCGCAGTAAAGAGATCTCTACTACCACTAAAAGTTATGCCGGCTGAAGAAGCTAAACCTGCTCTTGATGAAAGAACAGAACCAAGGGCTCTAATCTTTTCTATCGTCCCCATGTTGCTCCCTTCATTTTCTTTGGTGGAGATGGAGGATCAAGAAAAGCAAGCATGATAGCATCAGCCTCATCTGGACTTCTACCATTCTTTAATCTTTTCTTCATCTCATCCTTTGACTCCATGCCAATCTTACCGTTTGAAGTTCTCTTATATTTAAGATTTGTCAGTTGAGCAACTATCTCTTCACCCTCTGGTCCAGTAGGTAAGTCAACCAATCCTTTTTGGAACTTCTCTCTTAGCTCCCAATAACCTTCTGCTCTAAGATTAGTAAAGCGAGTGGGATCCTTAGGCATACTTCCAACATTGATTCCTATCATCGGTTTCTTTTGTTCCTTGCCTCTATCAACTACTCCTCTACCTATTCCTATCTCATCAATCTTAGCGATAGTC